CAGCGGCGGCAGCAGATGCAAAACACCCATGTGAGCAGGGTGTGATCGCCTCCCTGGGAGTTTTTCTGGATACCATTGTGATCTGCACACTTACCGGATTTGTGGTAGTTATGGCTCATTGCTGGACCGGTGCGGATTCGGAAAACTGGCAGGCTCTTGATAAACTTCCGAAATATACGGAATCTATCGCTGTGCTGACTCCGGGAACTGCAATGAACGGAATCGTTACATTTCTTGTGACATTGTGTTTCTGTCTCTTTGCGTTTACCTGCCTTCTGGGAATGATCAGTTTTTCGGAAATCGCGGCAAATCGTATCCGCAAGGATAAGATCTGCATCAATATTGTACGTTGTATCGGCCTTTTTGTTGCCGCATTTGGAATCCTCTGCAATATTGCAGGACTGGAACTTGGAAATCTCTGGGCGTTTTCTGACCTTGGAAATATTCTGATC